TGGCCACAGTGGCTTCCGGGAAGACTGTCACGTCCTGCTCGCACTCCGGGCAGGGACCAACGTAGCGGCGCTCGGCTCGCACGGGGCTGGTGAGCATCTCCAGCCTGGCGAGAGAATATGAAAGCTCGTCCAGGAACTGCGGCGCGTCAGGCCACCTGCGGAGCCTATCGGCGCTGAACTGAATGATCCTCTTAGCCTGGTACCAGTCGCCGTTTACGTAGGGGATTGGCGGACACGCGAAGTTACGGACTTCAATCACCCAGGTGTTAAGAGAATCCCTCATCTCGTCGATCTCAGCCATGCGGCCGCCCGAGGGGGGGGGGCGAGCCGCGGCCGCCCCCGAGCCTCCCTGCGAGCCGTGAGAGGTGAGAGAGTAGAAAGCGTCTTCCATGAGGGAAGGGAGGTTGGACACTAGGCTTGCGATCCGGTTAGCAGCGCTCCGGCTGATCGTCTCGCCTCTGGCGATAGCTTCGCCGGTGATCGGGCAGTAGTTGGCGTTAGACATGGTGGCTCCTTAGATGGTGGTGTTGTGGGAGGTGAGTTCTGCCTTCACCGCGTCGATCAAGGCAGACTGTGTTACGTCTTTGGTTTCAAGGGCTTTGATGACTCGCTCGTCAATCGTTGAACGGGCGATAAGATGATGGATAGACACCGGGAAACGCTGGCCTTGACGCGCTAAACGGGCGTTAGTCTGTTGATAGAGTTCGAGGCTCCAAGGCACCGTGTACCAAACCATGTGGTGGCCACCGTCTTGAAGGTTCAGCCCGTGACCAGCTGAGGCCGGATGGATCAGACCAACAGAGATACGCCCGGCGTTCCAGTCACGCATCGAGGCCGCGTCTGAGAGCTCGCGCGCCTGGGGGAAAGCCTCTAACAGCCTCGCCAGGTCGGACTTGAACCAATAGGCCACCATGACAGGAGAGCCGCTGGCGGCTTCGATCAGCTCGCCCAAGGCCTCGATCTTCGCACCGTGGACCAGCTCAGCCGTGCCTTGCTCGGTGTAGAGACTTCCCGAGGCAAGCTGCATGAGTTTGTTTGACAGTCCGGCTGCGTTCTTCGCGTCTACCAGGCCGCCTGGCAGGCTTAAGAGCATCTGCTCGCCCAGCTGCCTATAAGCGCGCCTGGCAGGGGCTGGAAGGTCGACAGGCACAACTGTGGAGGTGACAGGTGGAAGGTCGAGGTGGTCTACTGCGCTCATCGAGAGTGTGATGTCATTGATCCTGGCGTAGATCGCCAGGTCTGCGTCATGCTTCAGCTTCCAGGTGAAGATCTGGGCGGCGCTTCTCTTATCCGGCTGGAAAAACTCGTCCCGGTAGTGGGTGAGAAAATGCCCGAGCCTCTTACCGCCGTCGATCAAGCGGAACTGTGCCCAGATGTCGAGCAGGCTGTTAGGTGCTGGCGTGCCGGTGAGTGCGACCATCCGGGTGATTTTCGGGAGCACCGACTTCAGGGCCTTGAACCGCTTAGACTGATGATTCTTGAATGATGAAGATTCATCTAGGATCACCATGTCAAATGGCCAGGCTTTCCCGTAGTGCTCCACCAGCCAGGGAATAGTGTCTCGGCCTACCGTGGTGACCAGTGCGCCGCTCTCGATCGCTTTAGCGCGCTGCTTCGCGTCGCCCACAGCGCACGCCACGTCCAGGCAGGCCAGGTGGTCCCACTTGGCTGCTTCGTCAGCCCAGGTGTCGCGAGCGACGCGCAGAGGCGCGATCACCAAGACGCGGGAGACCTCGAAGCGATTGAGGGCCAGGTCTTGGATCGCTGACAGGGTGATCACCGTCTTGCCCAGGCCCATGTCGAGGAAAAGCGCGCACCGAGGGTGCTCCACCACGTAGTCGATAGCCGCCCGCTGGTAGTCATGCGCGTTGAATCTCATCGCACACCGCCTCTACCTCGGAAACATCGTCTAGGACTAGGCAGGTAGCGCCCAGGCCTCGCAGTTGGTCAATCCGGATCGCCTGGACAGGCCGGGGCTTTTCGCCTGGGGCCTTGACCTCCACGAAACCGATATGCCCGCCGGGCAGGATCACCACTCGGTCAGGCACACCGACCGTCGAGGGTGAGGTGAACTTCCAGCACACACCGCCCTTGGCGCGCACCGCTTGGACTAGTTTTTGTTCGACTGTTTTTTCTCGCATGTGAGCCTCCCGCGCTCTCGCGTCAGCATGCTCAGCAAACTTTTCAGCAAAGTCCTAAAACCCCTATATATACGTGTATATACGTGTATACGTGCCTATATGGGGTATATATATAGCCATTTACTCTATATAGAAAAAGTTTGCTGAGCTTGCTGACAGTTAGACTTTTCGTTGGTATTACGCCTAAAAACTGTCAGCAAACTTGTCAGCAAGCTCTGGAACCATCGAATTTTCAACATAGTTTGCTGACAACCAAAAGACCAGAGCGTGCTGCACTTGCTGACTTTTTATGGAGTTTGCTGACGAGTTTGCTGACGCAAAAACTCTCTCTGATTGCCATATGCTCCAGTCGGCGCAGAGTTAGAGCCAGGCTGCCAGCCGAGCTTTCTCAGCGCGTTTCCGATCCAATAAGAGTCACGCCTCGTCAGGTCTGCCTGGCGTTTGTCCAGGCACTCGCACCAGATCTCAATAACGCTCACACTGTCACGCTGGACCAGCTCGCGAGGCTCGGAGTCTGGAGCAATACCCATGAACCAGTTGCGCCTCTCAGCCGCCCCGAGCTTCGCCCAGTCTGAGGTGATCGGCTTGTCCAAGAACTCGGCGATCATGCCCACGCGTTCGTCCACTTCGATAGCGTCACGCTGGCGGTCTTTCGCGATCCGGGCGACAGCGCCCGTCAGGTGCAGCGGCTCGCCTGCGCGCTCCAGCGCCACAGCCTCGCTCCAGATCTGCGCAATGTCCCGGTCGGTCAGATCCCAGGGCTTCGCGATGCAGTCGCCGGTAACATCCACCGGCCACATACGCCGGTTACCTGCGGGGTC